AAAACGGCGAGTGCAGCTGCTAGAAATGAACGCAGCCATGAAGCTGCAAGAGCTTTGAAGTCTTTCATTGCTTTTCTCCTAGTCCTAAGCTCCCGATCAACGCAGCGGCTTTCGCTGGCGTTACGGCGATTTCAAAGTGCATCTCATCTGGACGCGATTTGAAATCACCGCCCCAAATCATTCCGTACTTTTTAGCCAAAGCCCGAATCATCGGTACTTTTTCGTTTGGGAATGTCCCAGTCTTGCCCAATGGATGATCGATGGCATTGAGATCGACTGCCGTGCCAGAGCTGTGATTTGAAAGCTTGTCTGATGATCCACGGATATTGCGGAAACAGTAGCCCCAATCGTCAAGCTTGCCTTCATTGATGGGTTCGATCAGTTCGTGGAAATCTTTGCAAAATGCCACGATCAAGGGTGCGACGGCTTTCGCACATCGCACCTTGACCCCCGTGTCCCCAATCACGAAGCTTTGAATACCGATTTCAGCTTGATCTTTTGATGCTTTCCAGCCGTTATGACTTAGGAGATGGCTCATGCTCTACATTCTCACAAATCCATTGACAAGTTATCTCATCAAGAATGGCTTCGTCATGGCATTGTGGTGCTATAAAAGCGTCCAATGATTCATCATAAACGTAACCAATTCCAGCAAAGTTTTTTCTGATTGTTCCATTGTAAGAAGTACGAACGCATTTTTGATTTCTAAAATTGCCATACCAAATTTCTGGATTAATTTCTTCAATCAATTCAGTTTCATCGATTCCAACAATGACTTCCGTAACTTCATTTTTGTCGTTCAAAAAAGCGTAGTGTGCCATTATGACCAGCTCACATTTCCAGTGCCAGCAGTGATTGTGGTTCGTTTATATCCACCACTAGCAGCACTCGTTGTTCCTGTTAAACCTGCACCAATAGTGATCGTGTATCCATCTGGATAACGCAAAATCACAACGCCTGATCCACCATTAGCACCATTGTAAGCAGTTCCATAAGAGTTAGATCCACCACCGCCTGCACCTCTATTTGCTGTTCCAGCAGTTCCAACAGAACCTTGTGTTCCAGCACCTGCTCCGCCGCCACCTGTTCCACCTGATCCAGCAGTGCCTGTAAAGTAAGTCGCTCCACCACCACCGCCGCCATAAGTTACAGAAGAACCAGTAATAGAGCTAGCTACGCCGTTACCACCATTACCACCATGATTTGTAGCAGTTTCATTAGTACCAACAGTTCCAGTACCGCCACCACCTGCTCCGCCGCCATTACCAGTTGTAGAGCCACCATCATAACCTTGATTAGCAGTTCCATTTCCTTTAGCACCAGAAGTCATACCTGCTGCACCGCCGCCTGCTCCGCCGTTGCGACCAGCACCACTGCCATTTCCAGGGTTTTGACCTTCTGCTCCGCCACCACCACCCGCAGTAGAAGTGATAGTTGAAAAGATTGAGTTATTTCCGTTGCCACCATAAGTAGCTGCGCCAGCTCCGCCTGCGCCCACTGTGACAGTATAATTTGTTGATTTGGTTAAAGTTAAAGCAGATTCTAAAGAACCACCACCGCCTGTTGCTGTAACAGTGCAACGCATACCACCTGCGCCACCACCGCCGCCACCATTTGCGCCAGCAAAAGGACCACCGCCGCCTGCTCCGCCGCCTGCTAAAACTAAATAATCAACAGTTAATGGCGGCAATAAGTGACCACTGATTTGTGAAGCGAAAATTCCTAGAATGGGACTCATCAGCTCAGATCGCCAATCACGGTGAACGTATTTGAGGCTGTGCAGATAATTGTGCAAGCTGAATATCTCGCACGCAAAACTGGAGCTGCTGCCGATGCACCTGTTGAAGTTATTGTCACACCTGCTCCAGCTGCGAAAGTCGTCAGACCGACTCCGATTGATTGAAGATTGATTTGTTGTCCAGCACTGAAAACCGATGGGGGAATTGTCACAGTTACAGCCGAAGCATTTGAAGTCGTGACCAATTTGTCAGCATCACTCGAAATCAATGTGTAAGTCGTGCCTGTTTGTGCATTGAATGACAAAAGTTTTGGCGTTGCCGCAGCAGCTAGATCATAAGCTGATTTGACCGATGCTGGCACTGCAGCTGTTGTTGTCGATGTGCTGGATGTTGAGTTTTCAAGCTGAACCGCACCTGATTGGCTAGTGGTCGCAGATTGAATTCCGACGGTAATTGCGCCAGATGTGCCGCCACCAGTCAGCGGCGATGTAGCTGTGACGCCAGTGATATCACCTTGATCATTTGCGATCCAAATAAAATCCATATCGGTGTTTGAATTCTTGGACAAGATTTGTCCAGATGTGCCGCCTTTGAGATCAGCCATCGATGTGTCCACCGCTTGACCAAAGACTTCAAAATCAGCTGGTAAATCCGTTACCAAATCGGTCGGCGTTGGCATCTGCCAGCCGAAGTTGCTCGTCGGATTGCTCATTTGTTCTCCTTATGCCACGACAAGGGCATTTGCCCAGTCGAGAGTCGGTGTGATGGTGTTCCATCTCTCGGCGACTGATACCTGTTCCCATCGCAAAGCTTGCAAGCTGTAAGCAAGCGGCGAAAGCAAGATTGTCACCGAAATCGAATTGTACGCGGCTCGCCACGTCCAGCCTTCAACGAAACCCAGATACGTGCCAGATGTCATGTTCAATGGTAAATCCGAGATGCGCAGTGGAAGTCCCATGAATATGTTTATCAACGAGTCGCGATCTGCATCGTCAATTTCTGGATTTGTCAGCTCGAAAGTAATCTGTGAAAAGTTAGCTTGTGGATATGCTCTGAGTTTCAAATAGAAAGCCGCCTGTGCGACGGCATCTGCATGATTTTTCAAAGTCGTGCTGATGATTTGTGAAAGTCGTCCGTACAATCCAATCGATGTTGAATCAGAATCCACCACGTTATTTGATGAATTTGTGCCGTAATTGAGTGAAATCACGTTTCGGACATCCCCTGCTCGGGTTGCCACTGACATTCCATTTGAAAGAGCTTGCGCAGCTGAAACGTCAGTGTATCCGTTGGTCGCCAAGTAAATGCTTCGATGCGTTGAATCCGCGTACGAAATACGTCCCGATCCATCCTCGTAAATATAACCGAGTCCAGATGTTGCCAAAGCCGAAACGAGTGAATAAACATCGGTGATGTTTGATGTTCGAGCAGCTAGATCGTAATTGCCTGGCTGATCGATTTCGCCAAGTCCGACATTCTGTGCGTGCGCCCAATTCTCTGTAGGATCATAATTTGCCCACGTCAAGGCTGCTGGTACTTCGCTCCAGTTATTCAAAAGTAAGTCTTGCAAAATATGAGCGATCTGTGTGCCATCGTGAGCTGATGCCAAAGTACCGTCCGTCAATGCTTTTGGAAGTCGTGCCAAAGCTCCAAGAGCAATGATTGACACGGTTTGATTGATTCCGACTGATCCCGTTGCTGAAACGGATATTTCAAAATCGACGATAGTGCCACCAAAGATTGGCACAAATGCAGCTGCCGAATCTTGTAATTCGATGGTGACTGAATCGTTGATATTAAGATCGACGTTGCTTTGATCAAGATTGATCAGCTGAATATTGACGTACCCTGCGTTTGCCTGTTCGTAAATATTGACTCGACCCGATGTGATCGTCATATTGGCAAGCGCGTAATTGGTGAAAACTACGCCATCAATTTTGACTCGCCAAATTGGATTCCAGAGCGTCATACGGCAATCAGTGAATCAGCTCCACCGCCTCCGCCTCGGTAATAGCTGTTATTCATCGTCTCCACGATTGTGCGAGCCGTGCCTTCGGGATCGATCGCGCCATTGACGTTGATCGTAATTCTGTCAGCAGTTGAAACGCCACCAGTTGCAGCCAATCGATCTGCCGCAGCTTTAGCACGTGCAGCATTGAGTTCAGCTGTTCGAGCTTTTGCAGCTTCGCGATCCAAAATTGCCTGCTGCATTGCTGGTGAGTACGCAGACAATGGCGCGCCAGTGAAAGTGTATGGATCAGCCCCGGGGTTGAAAACGCTGGTCGGCGTGCCAGTCTGGAATCCTGTATCAGTGGTTGTCGATGTACCGCCACCACCTGTTGTCGTTGTTTCAAAGCTGACAGATGCTTTTAAATCTTTTGAATTGCCTGAGTCACCAAAAAAGAATCGAGTGATTGGATTATCTGTAACATATTTGACGAAAGCCTTGATTTTTGTAATCGTGCTATCGATAAAACTTACGAGCTTTGAAAAGCCTGTAACAAGACCAGAAACCACCAAAGCAACAGCGTTGAGTGCAAGCTTGAAAGCACCGCCCAAAAGTGGTGCAAGATCGTCTTTCACAAATGTCCAGACGGCTTTCAGAAATGCCAAAAATGGCTTTAATTCCTCTGAGTTATCAGAGATCGATTTCTTAATGATATTAAACGCATCTGATAAACCTTCAAGCACAGGTTTGACAAATGCTGTGATTGCTGGAATGACATCTTTTGACAAAAAATTCCACCATGCTGTGATGATGGGCAATAAGTCATCCTTAAAAATCTTAAACAAGCTGGTAACGACTGGTGCAAGTGATTTGCCCAGTCCATCAGCAAAATTCTGGATTGCTGGTACGCCTTTATTCACAAAAGCATCAAGCAATGGCGTCAAAGCATCTAGGACATATGATCCGACAGTCTCTTTTGCTTCATCAAATGAAACGCTAAGACGCGCCATTTTGCCTTGAAACGTGTCAGCTTTTGTTGCAGCTTGACCGCCAAAAGTATCCGCCAGAGCTTTGGTGACGCCATCCATGTCCATTGTTTTAAGCTGCGCAGCTGTAAGTCCCACGCCAAGCTTTGCCAAAGCCCCTGTATTGCCTTCGTAGGCTTTACCAAGAGCATTTGAGACGGCTTCCAGTGACTTACCACTACCCGCTGAAATATCCAGTGCCAAAGTCTGCAATCGCTGAGCTTCGCTGACATCCTTTGTGGCTCGTACCAAGCGTTCAAGTGATGGACGCAATTCATCATCTGTGATGCCATTGGCAAGCGATGTTTTCAGAATATATTTTTCGGTCGCAGCAATCTGGTCATTTGTTGCGCCAGTGACGTTCTCCAAAGTAGTTGCCAGCTTTTCCTGCGCAGCTTGATCTGCAATGGCTGACTTCACGCCATCGATGAGCAGCTTGCCAGCGTACGCGGCAGCGGCAGCACCAGCAGCGGCAAAAGCCAAGCCAGCCTTTTTGCTGAAATCGCCTAGTTTAGAGCTTGAATTTTCGACGTCATTGGTCGCAGCTTTGAGCGATTTATTGAGCTGATCAACGTCAGCAAGAATCGAAAGTTTAAGCGTTCTTGATCCAGTTGCAGCCATCACCACTCCTTCAGAATTCTACTGAAAGCATTTTCCCACTGATTGATCAAATACGGCTGTTCGGCACGCAGAGTCGGATATATGAACCATCCCTTTGAACCGCGACCTTCGCGACCCGACCAGACTGGAAATTGTTTGTATTTGTTTGATCCGAATTCATAACCGCCCCAAAGCATTTGAGTCGTACCGCCACCGCTGAGTTTTTGAGATGCAAAGCCAAATGAAATCTCGCCAGTTTTAGCAGACTTTGAAACACGTGATCCAGCCGCGATCATTGGTGCGACCCGATTGCTGGAATCATTTGCCGTGCTTTTGATGCGTCCCTGCAAGTACGTTGCCAGCGCGTTTGATTCTTTTTTAGCTTCGGCGACAGCTTGTTCATCCATCGCTTTGAAAGCACGATAGACGCCACGCAGATCGGATTTATCGTAGGCGATTAATTCCTCAGCCATTACGTTTCTCCAGAATCTCCATGACTGTCATGATGTCATCGGCTGTTTCAAATGATTTGGGATCAAGACCAGTTTCGATCGCT